CCCCCCCCCCCCCTCTCTCCCCTATATATAAGGGTTACTACGGTTGCCCCAGGCACACACTAGGTTCATTAGTATATATCACACTGCAAGTCCATGCCGGAATGGGTGTGCTGGGGTATGCTTGCGGGGTAACCGTGGCAACCGGGGTAACCTCAGCTAACCTTTTGTTTATACAAAAGTTTTTGCATGACTGGCCGGCCGGGGTAACCTTTGGTAAACCGGGGTAACCCTTGCCCTAAACAACCAATTTGTAGAACTTTGCACCCTGTTCACTCTTCCGTTTACCTACATCTTTGTTCTCAACTTTCACTAATCTCACTTGGTCACTATGCACCAACTCTTCCTCTGCTAGGCTATAGTTATATACTTTTCCGGCTAAAACCATTCTCACATAAGCGGCGGACACCATGTTCTTTTCTTTCAAATACTTCTTATATAGTGGTCTGTCGTACTTTTTTACATTCGTTAGGTAGTACTCTTTTTCTTCTACAATATGCTTAATTTTGTCCAAAATGCGTCTTGAGTCACCGCTCACCCTGTTCATAGAGATGCTTTCTGACAACGGTTTGGCCATTGTTTTGACATAGAATTCGACTATGTCCCAGGCCAACTGCATCTCTTCAATACCTATGCTTATGTCGGTGTTGCGCAACCGTTTTGTCTTACAAATCCGCAGTGTCAAGGCCATTTTGATTGCCAGATACCCAACACCCGCGTACATGGTTTCCACGGTTTCGTCTAGCATTCCACGGTTCATTTGGGCGTCGTACCAAGCGATTTTGCGCTCGTTGTACTCATCCGCTTCAGCCGTCATACCAACGCCGATGTGTGGGCGGCTTTTGATTTCTTGCGTATAATCGTCATCATCGTCGAAACTGAGGTCTGTCGGCAGTTGTTTGCGCCATTGCTTTACGAGTGAATCGTGCCAAGTTTTCACGTCCTTATGTATCCATGCAGCCGACGACTGGCGGTTGCGCACACGCTTTTCATTACACAAGACAAACATGGTGCGCCGCAGTTTACCGCCGCTGGCTTGCAGATATGCAGCTTGCGGGTCTTGCCCAAACTGCGTGGAGTGCGTGCTACACGACACCATAACGTTGAAGGGGTGATGCACCTTCTTACGATCTTTGGCGGTTTCCTTTATGCCGCGCTGCCAGTGTAGAGTGCCCACTCGGTCAAACAGGGCATTGTTGAGCAGTGTGACCTCGTTCTGCATGTGTTGGACTGGGTTGTACTCGTCTAACAGCCCTATCACCAGCCCATCATTTGCGAGCAAGGCTTCTTCCAATCCAGCCATGCTGGCAAAGTTGTTGCTGTAGTAGATACCCAGTTCATCGCAATAATGGGTCAATACCTTGATGATGGCGTTTTTGCCTGCCCCAGCATTGGCGATAAAAGCGTAGTTCATGTTGAGAAACACCGGGTCATCATCAGCAAGGTAGAAATGCCGGTTGCCCAATATCTGCACGACCGCAAAACTGCCGAAGAGTGACAAAGTTTTCAGTGGGTATTTAGTCACCTTTTGCAACTGGTGTGCAACGGCGCGTTGCACGGCTGGCAGCCGTTCTATCAGTGCATCAATTTGTTGCAGTTCTTCCTCGGTTTTTGGTGGCAGCTCTGGGGCTGGCTCTTCTTCGGGCAGTTTGTCAAATACTTTTTCAATTGGTAATGTGCTACCAGCACGTGGATTGTCCCACCCAGCGTCTTGCGCCCATTGAAACAGCGTTGCCGGCGTCACGCGCCCCTGCGGCTTGAATGTTTGCCATTTGTCCATTTGGTCATTGGGGTCGTAGTTGTCAACAAATTGTGACCACTCGTCCCACATATCGTAGCAACGTTCTGAAGCATCGGATACACCAACATCTTCTGCCGCCAACCCGGTAAACCGAAAGATCATACCAACCTTGATCCATCGATGCCGGTCATTGTTGTTCGGTATATACTCCAGGGCGTTTGCCAAATCATCGAGTACTTCTTCGGCTTGTTCTTTGGTTTCAAAGGTAAGGGTGTTAGACTCGCGCTGGGTTTTTTCCCAGTCGCCACCGTGGATTGGCAGTAGTTTCTTTTTGATCAGTGTGGATAAACACCGGCGTCCGTTGCCACTACCCTTTCCTGTCACCGTGAAGAACCGGCCGGTGGCATAGGCTTCAACACCAGTGCCATTGCTACCCATTGCGTTGAAAACTTTTCCCTTGCCTACGATGTGCAAGCCTTTTCCGCTTGGGCTGGGTTCTGCCCACGCCCCTCTTGGCGGCTGAATTGCTGCCAACTCAGGGTTTTCTTCTATGGCATCAAGGTCTACACCCTGCAAGTAGGTGCCGTCATCTAGCGGGCCTAATGCAATGGCGACGCCAGAAAAACCCCGAGGGTCGTTTTGCAGCACATTCCATGCTTCATCAAATGCCACCAGCTGGTCCCGGTCTTCGGGTGTATCTAAGTCACCCTTACGTGGCTGGCCATTTGCATAGTACGGAATCTTGCGGGGTTTCGTTGCGCCATTGTGTTTTAGCTTGTAGAGCAGCCAGACTGGCTGCTCTTTCAACCAAGTTGGTGCATAAAAATCAGGGTTGCGCTGGGTTTTGGTTTGTGCTAGCATAGTGTTGCCTTTGCTGGTGTGGTCCTGGCGAGGCGGTTTAATCTAACCTCCCTTAAGCCCGGTTCTCACCGGGCTTCTTTTTGCACGTCATAAAAGTGGTCGAGCGACTGGCGTGTGAACTCTGCCATAGAGATTCTCATGCGCTTCGCCATGCGCCGCATTTTCCGCTTACGCCGGTCTCCTAGATGCGTAATAATCACCCCACCTCTTGGTGCACTGTTGTTTCGCGTGTACTGCGGGTTTTTGTTTCGCATACCTTGCAACCTGTTGTATTTTGGCCAAAGGGAAATATTATAACACAGGGGTTGCTTTCTTGCAATTGGCGTGCTAGGCTGGTTTGGCGTGTGGCATTGGGTCACGCGCTGAAACAATTGGAGACTTCCAAACATGTCGCTTGAACAAAAAATCGAAGAGCTGACCGCCGCCGTTACCACGCTGACGGAAACCCTTTCTTCCGGTGCAATGCCGGCACCGGCGGAAGAGCCCGAGGAAAAAGCCGAAGAAGAGGAAGAGCCCGAGGAAGAAGCCGAAGAAGAGGAAGAGCCGCCAAAGAAGAAAAAGGCTCCGGCCAAGAAAGAAGCCCCCGCCAAGAAAGCCCCCGCCAAGCGTGGCCGTAAACCCACCGGCCCGACCATGGCCCAGATCCTGGACAAGCTTCGAGAAGTCAAGGAAGAGCTCGGCGCTGAAACCGTGAAGGAGCTGTTCGAAGAGTTCGAAGTGAAGAAGGCGTCTGACCTTGCCGAAGAGGACTACAAGGAGTTCCTCGAAGCGTGCGACGAGGCCCTCGAAGAAGCTGGCGACGAAGACGAGGAGTAAGCGACGGTGCTGCCAGGGATGGCGGTTTGCAATCCGTAATCCGGCACAGCATCACCAGTGTTGACCCACGCGGTCGTGCATTGATCAATCGAGGTGGTACAATGGCATCACTACTCTTATGGTCGGGGTCCGCAAGCTGCGTCGCAAGAATCGGGACTGAGTGAGCGCCATCTGCTCTAGTGGTGGGACTCCCCGTGAGAGCGCGGGTGGGTGACGGTGAGCCTTGAGAACCGTGACAGCCGGGAAAGACCGGCCCTCCTTTTATTTCTGTCCAAGAGAAAAAACAATGTCGAAAAATACCATACTCAAAAACGATGTCGTGTATTGCCCTCATTGCAGAGCACAGCAAGGAGAAGAATCTGTAGAAGACTACATTGAGTATTCAGCCGACGGCAAAAAGGCAGCCGCAGTCTATGTTTGCTGGTGTTGCAACCGCTTTTTCAAAGTTGTCCCTATAGGCAACGATAAATACGAGGTTCACAAGATACCGTAATGGACATGGTGCTAATAACCATACTAATGTCTATAGCTTTTAGCGCTGGCGCGATGATCGGTGTAGTGCTGGTCGGCTATTTTAACGGCTCAATAAGCAGGCTTTCAATGATCTTTACAGCAATCATGAGTGTGTTGACCCTGGTCCTTCTCATCCTGATCGGGATTGGTATGTGGCTTGATTATTGGGGTCTTGCGATTTGGCGAAAAACCTAAACCTAGACAACGTTGACCTGTCGTTAGAGCTAGAACGGCTACGTGATAAGGGCTACTCGCAGGCACAAGCAGCAGACGAACTGGGTATAACAAGACGACATGTCCAAACAGTGAGCGCAATGTTCGATATGCGTTGGCCCCGGTTTAATTACAAGGTAAGCTTTCCCGCAAAAGTTCTTACCCTTGCCGCTCTTGAACTCGGTATGCCCAAAACACGATTAGCTCGAATATTGGGCATAGACCATACCTCCATAATCAGTTGGGAAAAACGTTACAGTGAATCTTTCAGAAATAGAATGACCTGCTGAAGCCAGGGGAGGTGCAAATCCTCCCCCAGCCCCACCTTTCCAAACAAAACGGCTCTTTCTTCCAAGAGGAAAAGCAATGAACTTCAACACTGTCACCGCCGCCGCGCTGGCCATCTCCCTGTCCGGCTGCGCAATCACAAAGCCGCCGGGTCGGACGGTCGAGAGCCGCCCCAGCAACCCCCTTGCCTACACCGCGGACGTGGCGCAAACGGCGGACGCTGCCACCGCCGTTGCCGCGACTGTGCTGCCTGGATTTATGGAGTTGAATCCACTTGGGCTTATGCTGGTGCCGGTTAAGTTCCGCATGGCAGCCATGGCCGAGAACAACATGCCCGAGGACTGCGAGTCGGCCCAGAAGGCTATTGCCATCGGCGGCCTCGGTCCAGCGGCGTGGGGCGCCGTGCTCTTCGCCGGCGGCACCGTGGCCACCGCGGGCGCGGCGTTGGTGGCCGCACCCACTGCCCTGTGGGCGTCTGGCCTGCTCGACAAGAGCGCCGAGGCGCGTTGTGCGGACGCCCGCCCGCTCACCAAGAAGGAGCGCGCTGCGCTGACTGAGAGGATGGACGCTGACCGTGCGATTTGGGGGCTGTGATGAAAGACTACAAACCTGCCAACTCAACCACAGGAGAGACGGCATGACGATTATCAACTTGACACAACACGCCGCTACCCCCGCCCAAAAGGCGGCGGGTGTCGTCGATGTCCACAACCGCGAGGAACTGTCCCTCTTGCTGACCGTACAGGTCAGCGGTGAGTATGGGTTCGCAATCCTGTCCAAGGAGGGACAGGAAGTGGACCTGGACATCCGCGTCGGACAAATCTTGTCCGAGTTCGTCTTCCCCGCCGTCACGGCAGAGCAGCGCCAGTATCTGGCCAGCATCTACGCCGCTGGCCAAAACGACTATCACGGCGACCCCGATGCGTGGGCGTCGGGGCTGCCCCTCACCGAGCTGAGCCAGATCGGGAAGCCCACCCTTAAGGCTATGGTCGGCGGTTTTGCGCCGCTGACCGCCCGTCTGACCGAGCGGCTGAAAGAGATTGGGGTCCAGCCCGTGGTCGCCTTGAGCGACCGCGTATCCAAGGAAGCGACGCTTGCAGACGGCACCGTCCGAAAGACTCAGGAGTTCATTCATTGCGGGTTCTACGAACTGTAGGCCCGCATCGACAAACAGGCTGCGCACTCGCGCAGCCTTACCGGAGTAAAGATATGAGTCAGCAGCATTACGTCCTCCGGGGCGCCATCAGCGGCACCCCGTTCGCATCGCAGTATGGTATGCCGTCTGACTTCGGCTTCCCCGTGGAGTGGGATGGCGAAGAGTGCTATTGGTCGGTTGAGACCATCACCCCGCCGCGGCGCCACTGCCCCGAGTGCGGCGCCGCACCGCATGCGGCGCCGAACCCCCCAAAGGGCACCGATGTTCGGTGCCCAGAATGCGACACGAGGTGGATCGTATGAAGACCGACCCCAACCAGCGCCACGCGGTGGCGCTCAAGACCATCCGCTGGGCAGCGTTCCCGCTGCCTGTGTGGCGCACCGAGCCCGGCATGGATGGCCCGTCAGGCGATGTGTGGTTTGACAACTCCGGCCGCCTTCGCGCGACCGGCGGAGCCAACCAGCCTGCTACAAAATCAGATGAACGGCCGTACTACGGCCCCGTGGAGGACCACTCCGGATGAACACCGACCCAAGAGCCCGGCAATTCCGGGCGATCAAGACCGTTGAGCGCGCCCTGTTCCCCGAAAAGTGGGGCACGGGGAAGATCTTTCCTCTTGTGGACCTGACCCCGCAGGAGGGGCTCACCGTCTGGCGCGCGCCGGAGTCGCAGCCGCTGACCGAAAATGGCGGCACTATGTACACGTACCCGGCTCTGATCTATGCGGAGCCGGAAGTCATCCACCTGGAGCGCGATAGCGGTCTAGAGTGGATGGCGAGCGCGTGGGGCGGCAAGCCCCGAACGTGCTTGTGGACGAAGTACATGCGCTTCGATCTCGACAGCGCCATGTACCGCTTGGCGCTGGCGTATCCGGGAGTGCGGATCGAAGTCCTCCCGGATGTTGATCCGGACGAAGACTGACCACCCCGCCCGGCTTGGCCGGGCACAATAGGAGAACCCTATGCCACAAGCTCCTTCGTACATACAAGCTAGGACCTGCTCGGACGGCGATGGCTTATGCTGGCCCATCCCGCCCGAAGCAGGATTCTATGTCTTGTCAGCCCCTGGGGGGCACCGCTGCGCCCTGTACAAGAAGAACAAACCGACCCCGGTTCAGCACGGGATTGGGCAGCAGTACGATGGGCGCGCCACCCACGTGCCGAAACTGCTGGAAAACGCCCAGCTTGAGTTCGTTGCAGAGGTTGGCCCCACAGGGGGTTTCTTTTCAGAGCATGCGGCAGTTGATGCGGCGCTGCTACCACTGCGCGCCGCAGATGCGTGACTGGGGTCGGATCGCCGTCCCGGCATGACACCCTTTCTCATTTTCGTCCGCGGTCAGTATCTAGGCGTCATCAACGCCGAACTGGACGGGGTTAGGCGGCGAGTGCCCGTCCGGCGACTATCGACAAAACCCCGCCAGTGCGCGGCGCTGACCTCCTCTTGTCGTGACCGACTCCAGGCAGCGCGCGTGCACCGTTCGCCCCACGATACGGGGCACAACCCAACCCAATCTGAGAGACCATTGGCCATGACCATGAACTACAACGTCGTTTCAGCCGCCGCCGTGCCGGTCATCTCTCTGTCCGGCTGCGCGGTGTGGCGGTTGTGATAAACACAATCCTCATCCACCAACTCCCGCGCGCGGAAGATGGCACGCAGCAGTTCGCCGTGTGGGATGCCCGTAGTAGGTGGGACGGCTGGAAGCTAGGGTACTGCGTGGAGCCTGGACACTACGCGGTACACGCCGGAATCGTGCCGTTCGAGATTACCTCAGCAGGAACCTTCGACGACTGCACCCACTACCGACTAGAGAACCCCGACCATCAAAACGTGTACGTCACGTGCCAGACCGTCGAGCCCGACGGCACGCCGACGCCAGAGCAGGACGGCGGACCGGTCCCCGTGAGCACGGTATCGACGATGTATCTAATGATGGGCCTGCTCATCCTTGTCGCCGTAAGACTGCGGCGTAAAACTAACCTTGTAGAAAGCAAATGGCAAATCAAATGACAGACCTAGTGCCCTTGAATTACCAACCATATTTTGAAGATAAGGTTAAAGACTTGACTAAAAAAGAAAAAGCCGTTTTTATAAGAATCATAAGAGAAAGCAAACGAGACCAGATTGAAAGACTATTGAGAGCCATAAAAAACAAAGATAATGAAATGGCGAATGGTATGACCTACAGAATGAAACCAGAAGACACGTACAGGGCCAGAAAAATGGTCATCATTCTTAGCGAAAGTTTGAAAAACGAAGAAGACCTGGTAAGGGTTATGTACCCCTATTAAAAAGAGAAACCTACAGGCATTGAGAAGCCCTAACCCTTGGAGAGACAGATGAAAGAATTGCAAGATCCTGGCCTGTGTGTAGAGCAGAGGTATTTCAACGCAAAGACGGTTTTGGGGCGCATGCTGGACATGGGTCGCATGCTCGAATGCCCCACCCAGTCGGCAAAGCGTGAAGCCGTTGGGGCGGTTCTGCGGGAAACTGGTGTTGACCTGCGCCCCATGTTGGCGTTTGCAATGGCGGTCGGTGAGCAGTGGCTGGGTCTGTCGGCGTTGCGCGCAGAGCTTGGCGTGGCATCGGAAGACGCGATGAACGAAATCCTGAAGTCGTTAGGGCTTCAGGACCGCATCGGTGGTGAGTGGGTGCCCGCGAAGTTCAGTAAAGGGCATTTTTGGCGCAATGGACCCCGGCTCGATAGCACGACCGTGAGCTACAATGGTGTGGAATGGAATCTGGCCGAAGTTCGCGCGCTTCTCGACGAAACCGACAGCGAAGAGGACGACGACGATGCCGTTTAAGGAGGGCCATCCGGGCAGACCAAGCGCCTTCACGACGCGCCTTCAGGACGGCGCAGTGTTCGAAGAGATTGGGGTTGTCGTGCTGGCCTTGCTCCCCGAGGAGGGCAAGCCGCGTTCAGACTGGAGTGTTCAGATTGAGCGCCGATGTTGCGGCAAGATCGAGACCATCAGGGTCAAGGCCCTACGCTCGCGCCTGACGAGCGTTGTCCACCGCCCAAGCATGTTCCCGCACATGTGCCGCAGCTGCGCAGACGCGGCAAAGAAGGATGGCACTATGCGTTCGGCGCAGTCCGCGAAAAGCGCCTGGCGCCCGACCAGCGCGGCCTGGGGCGCCAGGTGGAGTTATTATGCTGACGGAGGTAATAAGCCATGAGCAGCTTTTTATGTGAGCATTGCGGCGCGATGGCCATGGACACCAGCCGCGGCTGTGAGCACCACGAGCCAAATGTGCCGACACATGCGCTGACGACAGACGAGATGCGCTGGTTGATAGACGCGCGCAATCGCGGGGCGCTGATTGATAGGTTAGACCTAGACAGCCTGGAGCCGTCGCTCAGGGCTCTCGGGATTTCGCTGGACATGCCTTCATGATCGGCAGCCGCCCGGTAGCTGTCACCACATAGACTCCGAGCAATCATGAACCCATACAAATCTAGCCCCAAATACGACCCGACTGGCCTGTGGTACGATTCATTCATAACCAATGCTGGCACTGCATGGATCGTGCACTTCGGTGACGAATACATTGCACGTGTCGAGAATGAGCAGCAGTGCAAGAACATACTGCACATAGCGGAGGTCGTGATGAAAATAGATAAACAGCCAGAAGACGCCACCCATCGCGGTCCAGCCGGCTATTACAGGCGTGTGGATAACCGATGGTTTCGCCATACTCCTTGTGGTTGGGTACGGTCTGACATTGACGAGAGGTTTTTAAATGAAATACTTTATACGGGCAGTGCAAATGATGATAGAGATGTTGCATGCAGAGATGCGCCAACACAAAGGTGATCCGAGCAAATACCATAAGGTGTTGAACTTGCTTGAGCAAGTTCAAATGACACTTGAGGAAATCGATGCCGAACGGTAAACACAGCAAACTCGCACCGAGTGCGGCGCATCGCTGGTACCATTGCAGTGCCAGCGTTGACTTTATAGAAGGGCTGCGCCTGCCCGGTGAGGAAAGCCCTCAGGCCGCGGAAGGCACTCTTGCCCACGATACCTTCTACACCGCGTTGGGTATGCGCAACCCATACAAGGTCAATTTTCGCACGCCACAAGAAAAAGAATATCTGCCATATTCGATAGAGTATGTGCTCAACCTCAAAAACCTTCACCCGAAGGCAAAAATTTACCGGGAAAAGCGGGTTAATCCGGCACCCTATGTCGGCACGCGCCATTGCAAGGGTACAGCGGACGTCATAATCCCCGTGCACGGTGGTCCGCTTTACGTCATTGACTTGAAATTCGGAGAGAATGTTGTTGTAGATGTCATTGACAACTTGCAACTGCTACTGTATGGTATTGGTGCTTATGCCGAATTTGAAGATTACAAGTTCACCGAGATAGTTCTGGTAATCAGCCAACCCCGTGCATATCACCCTGACGGTATCAATCGGGAATGGCGGTTGACACCACAAGAACTGCTGCGCCACGCTCGCCGGCTTAAGCGGGCTGCCCGACGTGCATTGACACCGCGACTGGCGGAATTTAATCCCAATCCTGAAGCACAGTGCCGGTTCTGCCCCGGACAGGGTGTGTGTCGTGCGCTGGCTGATTACGAGCTTACATTAGCGCGGGATGTTTTCACCAGCATCATTGATGAAGAACCCACTTATTCTGAGCCTACAAAGTTAACCCCGGAAGAACTTTCTACCCTGCTGTTTGAATTTCCGGGAATGCGCCGCTGGATGACAGAAGTGAGCGGTGCGGCCTTGCGGCATTTGCAGCAAGGTGGTAAAATACCAAGGTGGGGTCTAAAAGAAAAATTGAGTAACCGCAAGTGGGCAGCAGAAGCCGAAGAACTCGAACTGTACCTTGATGAAGCCATCCTATACGAGCAGACGCTAAGAAGCCCAGCACAGGTTGAAAAACTCGTCGGCAAAGGTGCCATCGAGCCACTAACCACAAGAGAGGTGACCGGTCAAACTATAGTCAACGATGATGAAGCCAGAGAAGCATCCGAACCCCCATTACCATTTACGGTGATTGATGATGCCACGTAAACAACAGTTCAAGATCTCTGACGAACTCAACAAGAGCATGGTGATTTCCAATTTCCGTGTTTCTTACGAGCACATTCTGGAGCCATGGACCGGCGATGCAGACAAGCCCGCCCGTTACAGTCTGCAGGCGATCATGGACAAGAAGAGGCAGGCGAAGCAACTGCGGGCTATCAAAGAGCGCATTGACGCCATTGGCAAGGAAGCCTTCGGTCCGAAGTTCCCCGCACTCGTGAAAGCCGGTAAACTCCGGCAACCCTTGAGAGACGGCGACCTGGAGTTCGAGAACGATTCTACCTACGAGGGTAAGATTTTCTTCAATGCCAACGGCCCAACTGAGGGCAAGAAGCCGCCGGGTCTGTACGACCAACACTTGCGCGACATGCGGCAGTTGCCGAACCCTGAGGACGTATTTTTCAGCGGCGTTTATGCCAACGCTGAGATCAAGTTCTACCCGTATGATCAGCAAGGCGGCAAAGGCGTTGCCTGTTACCTGTTTCGCGTGCAATACGTGAAGACTGGTGAACCGCTGACAGGTGGTGCCCCGGTAGAGTCGGTGTTCAGTGAGATTGACACTGAGGAAGACGTGTTCGCCAAGGCCGGGTCGTCCCATGATGAGGAAGAGGAGAAGCCGGTCCGTCGTCGCCGCCGTAAGGCTAAGGAAGAAGATGACGATGAATACGACATTGACTTCTGAGTAACGGAGGCCCCGCGCAAGCGGGGCTGACCAGTTATGCTCCACATTGACTTTGAGACCTATTGCGCCCTTGATGTGCGGGAGGTTGGTGCTCATGCGTATGCCCGCCACCGCAGTTGCGAAGTACTCATGATGTCATGGGCATTCGACACCGACGAGCCTTCACTGTGGTTGCCGGACGGCCCTTGGAACTATGACAGCATGGGGCGTGAGCTGTACCGAGCATTGCGGCGTGGTGTTATCTGCGCACACAACGTAGAGTTCGAGCTGAATGTGTTGCGGCATGTGCTGGACATTGAGCCAAAGCTGAAAAACCTGCGGGACACTGCTGCGTTGGCACTGGTGCACGGTTACCCCAAAAGCCTTGCGGGTGCCGCAGCCGCGCTCAAACTGCTATACCAGAAAGACAAGCGTGGCACTTATCTGATTCGTAAGTTTTGCGCACCCCGTAAGCCAACCAAAACCCGGCCAAGCCCGCGCAATTGGCCACACGAGTTTCCTACAGATTGGGAAGACTTCAAGAGCTATTGTCTTCAAGATACAAAAGTTGAACAGGCTATTTGGCAGCAATTGTCATGACTTGGCTAGCTAACGACTTTGAGCGGTGGCTTTTTGCTGAAACCATCCGCATGAACGAGCGCGGGCTGCCCATAGACCGTCCGCTTGTCGAGAAAACAATTCGGTTTTTAGAGCGGTATGGTGCTAAGCGGGTTGAGCAATGTAGAGACCTGACTGGCGGCATTGCACCTACCGAAGTGGCTAAACTCCAGCAATGGCTGGTGCAGTATTGCCCGCGCATTGATAATCTACAGCGGGTAACACTTGAGCGAGTACTCCGTGAAGAAGAGCTTGATCCAGAAATACAGGATGTAATTCGTATCAGGCTAGAGCAGGGTCGCGTTGCGACCAAGAAGCTCTATAAGATGCGTGAGATGGATAGTGGTGATGCGCGTATGCGTGGTGGGTTTATCTACCACGGTGCAGGGCCGGGCCGGTTTACCGCAGTAGGGTTGCAGCCGCATAACTTTCAGCGTCCCACTATCAAGGAAGTTGACGATGTAATTCAGCTTCTTCATGCCGAGCAGTTTGACGAGTTAGAGCGCCGGTACCCTGGCACCGAGGAAAACCCGGTATCGGTGCTGGAAGCCGTGGGGTCTGCTATGCGCGGGTTCTTCATGGCACCGAAAGGTATGTTGATAGTGCGGGCTGACTACAGCGCGATTGAGGCCCGCGTGCTGGCGTGGCTGGCACATCAAGATGAAATGACGCTGGCGTTTCACGACGGCAAGGATGTCTATGTAGATATGGCTGCGTACATCTTTGGTGAAGATGCAGAAACTATTCTTGCCGGGCATAAAGCAGAGATTGTAGAATTTAGTGAAAAGCGCAAGCTCGGTAAAGATACAATTTTGGGCTGTGGGTATCAGATGTGGATCATTACATTCTTAGCTCAAATGGAAAGCAAGGGTACTGACAAAGTTGGCGGCATACCAATTCGCCGGCACGCAAAACACATTGGTAGCCGTAACGAGAAAGATTTTAACCCGGCTGCCCTTGAGCTGGCTAAGAAAGCGGTGCTTGGGTACCGCGAGCGTTATTCAAAAATTCCGCAGTTGTGGTACAAGATGGAACGTTGTATGGGCGAGGCATTGCTTTACCCAAAGGACGTCATATTGCGCACCGATAAAACCCATGACATTTATTTCGCCAAACAGAACGGTAAGTTTGGGCTGCACCTACCTAGCGGGCGGTTCATCATGTACCCTGACGCCCAGGCAGAAAAGTATACGGATGAGCGGGGTAAACTGAAATACGGTATAGAGTTCCGCGCAGTAAACGACCGTGGGATGGTTGTCTGGGAAAGTATGTATGGTGGTAAGATAACGGAGAACGAGGACCAAGGGATAAGCCGTGACCTCATGGCTCATGGAATGTGGCAGGCTGATAAAGCCGGGTTTGAGAATATCGGCACTGTTCATGATGAGATTATCACATTGCACCCATACACTAGAGACACTGATGGTATAACCAGGAAGTTTGAGGAAATAATTTGCCGTTTGCCCCGGTGGGCCAAGGGTGCCACAAAGGCCGATACTATTCCGCTGGTTGCTGAAGGCAAAGCAGGCAAGCGGTATGGCAAGTGAAACCAAAATAGAACGGGAGTTTACGCGGTGGGTGAAATCTCAGGGTGGTTATTGTCTGAAACAGAATGCGAATTGGTATGCTGGTATCCCTGACCGGTTGATTGTTTTGCCCGGCGGGCGCTGCTTTTTCATTGAGTTCAAATCAGACATCGGGCCTGTTAGGCCCATACAGAAAAAGCGTAAAAAAGAGTTGCGTTCAAAAAGCGTACCAGCGTACTATTGCCGCACAATTGCCCGTGCTAAACGGTTGTATCAACGTCATGCCATACGGTCTTAAACGAGCTCGCGGCCGCCGGCGCATTTACGCTGATAAAGAAGCGGCGGCCGATTCTCACCGCAAATCACAAGAGAAAAAGCTTCGTCCATACCAGAACCGTGCGGCGTGGGCGTTGTATCGTATGGGCAAGGCGGCGCTGTATGCTGGTCTCGGCAGTGGTAAGACTATCACCATACTTTACGTGCTTGAACGGCTGTTGCGTGAAGGCAAGATAAAACGAGTATTGCTGGTTGGGCCGATAGCGGTTGTCAAGTCGGTATGGGAGAAGGAAGCAGCAGACTGGCCACGCACTGCGGGGTTGCGGTTTAGCCTTGCACTTGGTAGTCCGGCCCAGCGATTGAAAGCGTTGCAACAGGACGCTGATATCTACCTTATCAACTACGAAAACATTTCCTGGCTGCTGAACAAAACCAATTTTCAAGCGGATTGCCTCGTGCTGGATGAAAGCTCTATGATGAAGAGCTACAGCAGTGTCCGGTTTAAGGGCAAGCGTGGTGTAATCGGGCTTAAGCAGGCAAGCCCACGGTTCAACTACGTCTACGAAATCACGGGCACACCGAAGCCAAAAGACTACATGGACCTTTGGTCGCAAATATATTTGCTGGACCAAGGAAAGCGGCTTGGCAAAACCATCACGGCGTTTAAGGGTCAGCATTATTACCAGTATGGGCCTGAGCCATGGATGTTTAGGATAAAAGGGCCTACGGAAGAGCTTAAGATTCGGCGCAAGTTAGAAGATGTTTGTTATCGGGTGCCAGATGAAGAAGTACGGGCCTCGTTGCCCGGAATACAAAACCAGTACCACATGGTGCCGCTGGCACCGGCGGTGATGAAGAAATACAAAAAGCTGGAGGATGAGTTTTTCCTGGAAGTTGGTGATGACAAAGACATACTCGCTGACAACGCTGCCGTTTTGAGCGGAAAACTTCAGCAATTCTGTAACGGCGCGGTATACGATGAAGACCGTAACGTTACTCCAGTGCATGATGAAAAGATACAGATGCTGGATGCACTGATTGAAGATCTGGGTGATAATAACGCTATCGTAGTCTACGCATTTCAGCACGACCTTGCGCGGTTGCAGGCTTGGCGGAAGTCCCCGGTATTCAAAAGCGGGCTGCCAACGAAACAGTTTAACCAGTTGATCACCGACTGGAATGCTGGTAATTTGCCAATAGCTTATGCTCATCCAAAATCTGTAGGACACGGGCTGAACCTCCAACACGGCGGACATCACATCATTTTCTTCGGAGTGCCGTGGAGCCTAGAGCAGTATGAGCAAACCATCGGTCGGCTGGCCCGTAGTGGGCAGCGCGAAAGCACTGTGTTTGTCCACCACATTGTAGTAGATGGCACAATAGAAACCGGGCTTATGTTACCCCGACTGCGGGAACGTGACGCCAGCCAGCAGGCATTCCTTCGACACTTCAGCCGGTGGCGCCAGCGCAACAGTTTGTAGCGTTTTAACCACACTTTACCAGACCCCCTCCTAGCCTGCCAGCGGCTTACTACCCCCTATACCCCTAGCCCTGCGCCCGTTGGGGCCGCACAGGCCGTCCTGTGCGGCCGTAGGCTTGCATTGGCTGCTGCTGTGCCTTAAACTTGGCGCATGGCCGTTCAACCCCGAAAGCACTACGCCCCCGGTGACTCCCCCGCCGACCGCGCTCGTCGGTTGACCGAGCGTCGGGCAGAGTATGACCGGGGACGGTCGGCCAGCCCGCAATTTCAGTTTTATCGTAGTGACGAATGGCGGCGTATGCGGAAGGCCATGCTTGCACGGCAACCACGTTGCCAGCACTGCGGCAGCACCGGCGGCCCGCTTCATGTTGACCATATAGTGGGTGTTCGCAAGGCGTGGGAACGCCGGTTGGACCCAACCAACCTGCAAGTGTTGTGTCACAGTTGCCACAGCCGTAAAACCGTTCACGAGACGCAGAGTTACCGCAATGGCTTCTAATCGCTACCAGCACACACAGTTCAGGGAAGAGTCTCCGCGTCGGCAGCCGGCGCGGCCAAACGGTGGCAAGCGGCGGAAAACCCTGCTTCACAATCAAACCGATAACACGCGGGCTGGTGACCAGCGCCGTTACAAGGCGAAAACAACGCCTGAAGACTCGCTCATTGGCGACGTCATCGAAATTGATGAGGTGCCAGCACCTTCCTATCTGACCCCTAATCAGAAGTCCATCTACGATAAGATTCTTCCCGTTGTGCTTGAGATCAAATACATCAAGCGCAGCGACATCTTCCTGCTTACTGAATTCTGCGGCTACTACGCACAGTACATTGACCTGTGTGAAATCATCGCGGATGAAGGTATGTTGATTGCGACAGAAAAGGGTGAAAAGCTCCACCCGCTTCTCAATCAACGGCACAAAATGTTCAGCACTTTTCTCACTCTTGCTTCGCAATTTGGGTTCACCCCTGCTTCGCGCAAGCGGATGCTGGCCGCTGTTGCCAAGGAAACTGAGAATGAGGTTGAAACAGTAGACCCGGAAGAGGAAGAGTGGGATGAGCTCCTCCACTGACCAAATACCACCGGGTTGCCTGGAAGGCTACACCTACGCAAATGAGATCGTGCTGGGAGAGATCCCAGCTTGCAAGCTCGTTGTTTCCGCTGCACAGCGGTTTTTTAATGACCTGAAGCGTGCCGACGCAACCGACTGGCCCTATTACATGGATTGGGCAGCGGCTGAAAGGGTCATTAAGTTCATTCAGATGATGCCCCATATAAAAGGGCCTGATTCTGGTACCCGTATCTATCTGACACCCTGGCAAAAGTTCATCATTCTGAACGTATTCGGCTGGATGCGTAAGATTGATGGCTATCGCCGATTCCGTAAAGTCTACAACGAAGTCCCCCGTGGTAACGGTAAGAGCACGTTGGTCGCACCCATCGCGCTTTACATGCTAGCCGCTGATGATGAAGGTGGTGCCGAAATCTACAGTGCCGCCACTACGCGGGATCAAGCGCGTATTGTCTTTGACGTTGCAAAGGCAATGACGGCGAAGAAAAAACATTTTCTTAAGAAAGCCGGTGTCGGTATTTACTCACATACCATCAGCAAGGACGACACGTTTTCTGTTTTCAAATCACTTTCTGCAGACGGCAGCACGTTGGACGGTCTTAACGTGCATTTCGCTGTACTTGATGAAATTGCACGCCACAAGAGTCGTGAAGTTCATGACGTAATTGAAACAGCGACTGGCAAGCGTAATCAGCCAATCATGTGGATGATCACCACTGCCGGCCCCGACCAAGGCGGCATTGGTTTTGAAGTTCACGATTACGCGAAAAAGTTACTTGAAGGAACAATTCAGGACGATACGTTCTTTGCAATAATCTACACCATTGACCCTGGCGACGATTGGACGGTTGAAGAAACTTGGCGTAAAGCTAACCCGAACTGGGGTGCTAGCGTGGTGCCAGATACGATTCACCAACTAGCGAACCGGGCAGTGCAGGTACCGAGTTTTCAAAACACGTTCAAGATGAAGCACTTGAACGAATGGACAAACGCCAGTGTTACATGGATGGACAGCATGGTGTGGAACCGGCAAGCTTCGCCAGTTGAAGAAGACGATTTTCTTGGTGTTGAGTGTATTATGGCGCTTGACCTTGCCAGCAAGGTTGACGTTGCCGCTCGTCTGATGGTTTTCCGTAAACCGAACGAGTTTGACGTATCGGCAAAGCATAAGTACAGTTACCATCTCATTCCTAAGCTGTATCTGCCACGTGAAGCAATCAAGAACGGCCGCGGCCATGCCAACTACGAAGGTTGGGCATTGGGTGGACATATCATTCTTACGCCCGGTGATGTCATCGATTTTGAGATGATTGAAGAGGACATCGAAGAAGATTGCAAAAAGTTCAATGTCAAGGAAGTGGTGTACGATCCTTGGCAGGCTACTCAGCTTGCACAACGCCTGATGAAGAAAGGTGTACCAGTCATTGAGTTTCCTGCGACGGTGCGCAACTTCAGCGAGCCGACCAAAGAATTTGAGGTGCTGGCCCGACAGGGGTTGCTGTTCCATGACAACAACCCGGTTATGAACTGGATGGTCAGTAACCTTGTGGTAAAGGAAGACCGTAAAGGCAACATTTTCCCGCGTAAAGAGCGTGAAGAAAACAAAATTGACGGCCCGGTTGCGGCGATCATGGGGCTGGCCCGGTGGACTCTTTATTCACATGAAGAAGAGTTCGACGTAGACGCGATCATTGGTTAGTCATATGCCCTGGAACAGCCGCTCAGCCCCGAAGACCGTTCGCGGCGCGAAGCGCCGACGGCAGTGGGCGAAGATTGCCAACTCGGTGCTCAAGCGCACCAGTACTGAGAAGACAGCCAAGATCGCCGCGAACGCGGTGATGAAAAAGCAGAGGCGCAAATGAACAAAGCCTACGCCATCCTCGAAGCCAAAGATTTTAACGACGAGAAGCGCCAGTTCTCCGGCATCGCTTCGACGCCGAACCCGGACCGGATGCAAGACATCGTCGAGCCCAAGGGCGCGAAGTACAAGCTGCCGCTGCCCTTGCTGAGCCAGCATGAGCACCACCTGCCGATCGGTTTCATCAAGTCGGCACAGATCACTGACAAAGGTATCGAGGTCGAGGGCGAGATCGCCAAAGATACTGACCTGGATTACATCGAGACGACGTGGAAGCAAATCAAAGCCGGGCTGGTGCGTGGCTTGTCCATCGGCTTTCGCGCTCTGGAATACATCTTCATCAAGGAGAGCGGCGGCATTCACTTCAAGGAGTGGGAATGGCTGGAGCTTTCAGCCGTGACCATTCCGGCCAATGCCGATTGCACCCTGGCCACCATCAAGTCTTTCGACCAAGACCCGGTCAAGCGGTCTCAGGTCATCAATGCTCTGTCTGAGCGCAACCAGAAAGTCGAACAAGCCCTTGCCCGCATCGAACGCGCCAAGGCGGCATTGAGTATTCGCAAATGAACATTTCCGACAAGATCCTGAACCTGGCTGCGGACCTCGGTCCAAAGCAGAAAGAGCTGAAGACCCAGCAAGAGAAGTTGGCCGAGCTGACCGAGGAGGTCGCCAAGGTCGAAGACGCCGAGAAGGAGGAAGTCCTCCTGGTTGAGATCGACGAGGTCGGCAAGTCCGTGGACACCCTGGCCGCCGACGTCGAGAAGCTGGAGAAGCGCCTCGGCGAGTACCGCGAGATCGAGAAGCGTCAGGGCCTGAGCGCTCGTCCGGCGGAGCCCCAGGGCGGCCCTGCCATGATCAAGCCCGAGCGTAAGCAGTCCAAGGGCCTGGACGTGTTCGTCCGCCACGCCGTCGTGACCGCGTTGTCGCACGCCAAGCGCACCCCCGAGCAGCGGGTGATGGACGAGCTGTACGGCGACGACCTGCGGCTGAAGTCCGTGATGCCCCTGATCACCAAGACCGAGGCCCCGATCGCCACGACCACCGACACTGGCTACGCCGCTGAGCTGGTCCAGGAGGACATCCGCGGTCTGCTGGAGACCATCGAGTCGCAGTCTGTCGCCGCAGCCCTAGCCCTGTGGGCTGCGCGCTCCGGCGGTATGCTGGTCAACTTCGGCCGTGCGCAGAGCATCAGCGTCCCGCGCCTGAACCCGACTGGCGCCACTCCGACCGAGCCGGCGTGGGTGCAGGAAGGCGGTGCGATCCCGGTGGGTTCGATCTCCATCGGCTCGCAGACGATCAACCGCTACAAGCTGGCCGAGATCCTGGTCACGACCATGGAGCTGCGCGAGCGTTCGGTGACCGACATCGAGTCGATCTTCCGTCGCGCTATGCAGCGGGCCTATGTGAAGGTGCTTGACAACGCGCTGCTGAGCAACGCGGCTGCCGTCGCCGGCGTGCGTCCCGCGGGATTGCTCAACGGCCTCGCCGGCGCGAACACAGGCACTGGCGACGCCACGGGCGGTATTCCCTCCGTCGTGGCGGACATCAAGGATCTGGTCGGCGCTCTGCTGGCTGCCAACGAGGCGGCTGTCCCGGTGTTGCTGTTGAACAACCAGACCCGCATGGGGCTGACGTTCCAGACTGACGCCCTGGGCATGTTCACCTTCCGCGACGATCTCAACAGTGGTAACCTGCTGACTGTGCCGGTCATCAGCTCTGGCAACGTGCCAGACGATGTGGCCGTGATGGTGGATGCCTCCAGCCTGGCCATGGCACTGGACGCGCCGATGTTCGACATCAGTCAGGTTGCTACCGTGGTCATGGCAAACGCTGATGGCACTGCTCCGACGATGGCGGATGACGGTTCCGGTGCCGTGGGCACGGCGGGTCAGGTCCAGCAAGGCGTCAACGTGGTGCCGGATGCGGCGACGGCGGCCGGCGCAGGTGCGGGTTATGTGGCACGCAGCATGTTCCAGACGTATTCGGAGGCGGTCCGCATGATCGCTCCGACGTCCTGGGCCTTGCTGCGTCCGTCCACTGTGGCGCAACGTACCTCGATCGCTTGGTGATCGTAGGCTGAAACAGAGAGGGCGAAGGATCGCCCTACATGAACAGAGGAACCCCAATGCCAGAAGCCCTTTACAAGCCTCACGGCGTGTCGCACTTCCAGCGCATCAAGCTGGAAGAAGCGCAGAAGCTAGAAGCCGAAGGCAAGGCGTACCGCCCGAACGCACATCAGCCTGGCGTCTACTACGGCCGCGCGATGGTGCCCGAGAATCTGGAAGCCGTGGTTGACGAAGAGCCGCCTCCACCCCCTGCCAAGGAGCAGCAGGTTGAGGAGCAGGTCTACGAGACCCGCACTATGGAGGCGAAGCCCCGTACCAATAGACGCCGGACGTTGAAAAATCGATGACTGATCAAGCCCTCCAGCTTGTCGATTCCCGCGGCCGCCCGATTGTTGCACAGAAGTCGTTCGACTGCGACAACAGTGAGGGCAGTTGGCGCGGTCCGTTCTGGGGAATTGGAGAACTGGGCGGGCGCTACGAGCTGACAGCCTGGGAAGATGGATGGCAGCGTAACCTTTCCCCGTGGCTCCAGCGTACCTGTGGCGCGGTGTATGCCTGCAAGAACGTCCCGGCGCAGGCCATCGCTACCATGCCCGCTTACCATCACAGGCGGTTGGAGAACGGTGGATTGGAGACCATCACGACGTCTCCGCTATCGCGCATCCTGCGCAACCCGAACGAATATCAGACGCCGTCGGACTTCTTTCTGAATCTGTTGTTCGAGCTGCTGAGCTACGGCAACGCCTATGCTCTGGTCTTTCGCGATGGGTCGGAGCGGATTGAGTCGATCCACATCGTGCCCTCGAACAGCACGCAGCCGTACATCACGCCCGATGGTGCTATCTTCTACGGTGTGGGCACCAACCCTATTATTGGCGAACTGCAAGCCCTGATCCCCGCGCGCGACGTGCTGCACCTGCGGCTGCACACTCCACGACATCCCCTGATCGGCGTCAGCCCAATTGAGTTCGCCACGATGGCAATCCAGATCAACACTGCGATCGGCAGCAACCAGGCGGCGTTCTTCTCGAACATGAGTCGCCCTTCTGGTGTGCTGACGACGGACGAGAAGCTGACCAAGGAGCAGATGGATGCACTGCGCAAAGCTTGGTACGAGAAGAGCCGAGGACTGGCAGCGGGCGAGGTGCCGGTGCTTTCTTGGGGACTGAAGTGGAATCAGATGACGATTACTAGTCAGGACGCACAGCTGATAGAGGCGTACCGGATGTCCATCGAGGACATCGCCCGTGTTTACCGCGTCCCGCTGGCCCTGATCGGCGACTACACGAAGGCGACCTACAATAACGTCGAGCAGCTCATCAACCAGTGGCTCTCGACCGGGCTCGGCTTCCTGATGACGCATATCGAGCAGGCGTTCGGTCGGCTGTTTCGCCTTCCATCCGATGAGTTCATGGATTTCGATACCGAAGTTCTGCTCCGGACGGACTTTGAAGGGCGGGTCAAGTCCCTCGGCAACGCGATTACTACAGGTCTTATGTCTCCTAATGAGGCGCGACGGCGCCAGCGGCTGCCCGCGGTCAAGTTTGGTGAGGAGCCCCGTGTTCAGCAGCAGGTTGTGCCGCTCTCGCAGGTTGGGAAGATGCCGGAAGCGCCACCAGCACCCGAAGCTCCCGAGCCGGCGCCAGCCGGAGAGGCGACGGCAGCGTCTCATAAGATCGGTAAGCGTGTGGAGTTTTCTTCTTACCTTAAGAACCGGAAGGCTGCCTGATGGACGAACAAGTTAAAACGATTCTTGATGCGGTCGGTGATTACGTCGATGAGCAAGTAGCCGAAATCTTTGCGGGTCTTAAAGACCTTCGCAGTCAGCTAGGGCTCCCCCGCGAAGAGTTTGAGAAGACCCGCAGCGATCTGCTGGTCCGTATTGACGACCTGAACCACCGCTACGAGATCCTGCGCAGCACCGTACCTGCCGACCGTGGTGAGGAGATCGCTGAGCTACGTGGGCGGCTCCTGCAGTTGGAGCGTACCCCTGGCCCGCCCGGTAAGGACGGCAAGGACGGCGCCTCGCCCGATGTTGAGGACGTGGTGAACGTCCTCGTCTTGCGGCACGCTGATCGTCTCCGGGGCGAGCAGGGGCCGGTGGGCGCGCAGGGTCCCGTCGGCGGCACCGGCGCTCCGGGAAAGGATGCGGACCCCAACGTAGTTGCTGACAGTTTGTTCGAGCGCCACAGCGCGGAGCTTCGCGGTGAGCCGGGCCAGTCGGTCTCTCGCGATGAGGTGGTCGCTAAGCTGAAGCAGGACAAGGAATTTCTGAAGGTCATCCGCGGCGACAAGGGCGAGCCTGGCCAATCGGTCTCCCGCGATGAGGTTGCCGCCGAGCTGAAGCAGGACCAGCAGTTTCTTGAGATCGTCCGAGGTGAAAAGGGAGACCCCGGTCAGTCGGTCTCTCGTGACGAGGTCGTCGCCGAGCTGAAGCAGGATCAGCAGTTCCTTGATACCGTCCGCGGCGAGCGCGGACCCGCAGGTGAGCGCGGTTCCGCCGGTCCTTTGCCCGATGTCGCCGCCCTGATCGAAGCCTCGATGGCGGAGTTCCGGCAGCGCGAGATGTCCGAAATCAAAGCCGTGTTTGCCCGCTATGCCTAACGACTTCCTCACGCCCGGCGGTCTGCTCGCCGAAGAAATCGCGAAGTTCGCCACGCGCAAGATTGAGCAGGCGGTAGCCGAGATCGAGGCGCCGCCGGGCAAAGATGGCCGCGACGGGCTCGGCTTTGATCTTAAGATCTATTCTAAAGGACAGGTGCACCGCGAAGGGGATTATGTCGTTACTGCTTGGGGGAAAATATATGTGGCCACGCGCGACACCGCTGATGAGCCGCGCAAAACTTCAGCATGGAAGCGAGTAGGTCCTTGGGGGTTAGAGTTTATTGGGTTGAAGCCAGAGGACACTTCAAAACTGGAGTGTGGTGACCTTTACATTGACGGCGGGAGCCTGTTCGGCGTCCTCCCTGACGGACGTGTAAAGATGCTTGCTCAGCGAGGCAAAGAAGGGAAGCAAGGCCCCGCAGGAAAAGATGGTAAAGACGGCCGCCATGGGGCTAGCCCTATTGCTGCCGTTATAGAAAATGACATATTACGTTTTCGCATGGATGATGGCACAGAGTTTGATGTGTACCTTGCTGGTCTCATTGAAAAATTAAAACCATCTAAGCTTAAATATCCGATTGGCACAGTTTTATATAATGTCAGTAAAGAGGCCCCGGAAGGTTTTTTACCTTGCGACGGTAGTTTGATCCCCAGTGAATTTAACGAGCTAAAGCATTTACTCAATGGGAATAGAACTCCTAGAATAGCCCCAGGTGAGAAAGTATATGCTTATGTTTATGCGGGAGAAGAATTGTGACGATTCTTTTTGTCAGAGGCGTTAACTACCAAACACCAGTAGTTAGCGATGTAGCTCCCGATTCACCGCTTAGCGAAAACTTGTGGGTTGATACCAGTGTTGATCCACCAGTATTAAAAGTTTACGATTCTGGCCTCGGTTGGATTTCTGTGGGGGCTAGTGGTAGCGGGGCGACATTTGGTGGAGTTGCGTATACGGATGTAATCGCCGGAACGAATATCGCTTTTAGTGACAACGGCGACGGCACTGTTACGCTTAATGTAAGCTCTGGCACAGCGACTATTGCAGACGGTGTTTATGGTGACATCACTGTTAGTGGTGGAGGCGCAGTCTGGACGGTGACTAATGCCCGGCCCCGCCCTGCGGAGATAGTCGCTTTTCCGGCAACGTCGACTTCTCCAGGCGAACAAGGTCAGATCGCTTTTGATGCCACAACAGGGCAGATAGCAATTTGTGTTTCTACCAATGTGTGGAGATACCTCGTAACGGCCGGAGCAGCGCTGTAATGAAAAGATTAATCGTTTTTGTTTCAGCGGCTTCACTCTCCGGGTCTATTGCTGCTGCCATCACAGGTTTAGTAGACTCTGATACGCAACAGTTCGTGCCTGATGCTGATCTTAGATATTCACCACTGAGCCACGCCTTACGTCATGCACTCGGTGGCGACGACGAGCTACTGTTAGATGCTTCTCAGATTAGTTCTGGCGAATTTCCGGACGCTCGTGTAGCTGACAACATCACGGCGGGACAGTTGGCGGCAAACCCAATTCCGTGTCCTGGAGGTGAATTTGTAACCGATATTGCAGCTAACGGAACTCTAACTTGTGCAACTCCCCCGACAGGTGGTAGTGGTCCAACGGTTGACGGCAACGTAGTTACTGACATTGCGGCGGGGGCTGGTGCTACTTTTACTTCGGACGGAGATGGTTCTGTAACACTAAATATCTCTACTGGCACAGCAACACTGGCTGACGGTAATTACACCGACGTGACCGTGTCGGGCAATGGAACTGTCATTACATTAAACCCGGGCGTAGTCGATGTGGCGAACCTTGCCAGCGCAGATTTTGGCGACTTCACCTGCAACGGTAGCGTTTGCACCTTGGATGCATCCTACCTGACAACCGAGACAGACCCAGTTTATAGCGCCGATCCAGCAGCCGGTATCACTGCGCAAGATGTGCTCGATTGGAACGCTGCTTTCAGTTGGGGTGATCATTCTGCAGCAGGCTATCTGACCAGCTATAACGAAATCGACCCGCTATTTAGTGCTGAAAATACACTTACGGAGCTTGAAACCCGTATTAGCGCGGACTTGGCAACCGTAGGGGAGCTTCCAACCGACACGAATGCGGCTACGCTCTGCACGGGTGCAAACGTATATCTTGACGGTGAAGGGAACTGCAACACAATTTCAGGTGGCACCGACGATCAAACCGCTGCCGAGGTTGCAGTAACGCCTGTTGGCAACTTGAACAGCATCAACGTGCAAACTGCACTCGAAGAGCATCAGGCTGATATTAACGCTTTGGCAGCCGGGTCTGCTGATGGTGTGGCGACTGGCGGTGCATTAGATGTGCCGAACGAAGAACTTGATGTGACAGTCGCTGCCCCCGGTAGCAGTTTTGCCGTGGATCTTTCAAGCATTGGTGGGCTTACCAGCTTTTCGGGTTGGGATAAAAACGCGGCAGATGATTTTGACGGCAATTGGAGCTCACTGACTGGCACACCGACCACGCTAGCTGGTTACGGTATCACTGATGCCGCCACAAGCGCCCAGGGGGCGCTTGCCGACAGTGCCGTGCAGACTGAGACTGATCCTGTTTACAGTGCCGCCCCAGCCGCCACGATCACGGCGCAGGATTTGCTGAATTACGATGCTGCGTTCGGGTGGGGCGACCATGCAGTAGCCGGCTATTTAACCAGTTACACTGAGACGGACCCGGTATTCGCAGCAGAAGATACCCTTGCCGAGCTAGAAATAAGAATCGGAACCACTTTGCTGGAATCAGCCGACATCGCTGCTGGTGCTATCACTCCTGCGACCGGGAACCTGGACCTGACCGGCACGAACGGGCAGCTTCTGGTCATCGACGCTGTTGGTAACGTCGTGCCTGCGACGGTCGAAGACGCTGCGTACACGCGCATCCTGAACCCCACTGCGGGCACTATCCAGTCGTGGTGGCGCAACCCGACGAGCTGGACCGCCGCAGTTGTCGAGGTCTGGTGCGAGTCCGACCAGACCGTCAACCTAGACGTACAGGTGGATGATGGAACTCCTGCGGATGTCATCGGAACGGACATAGCATGCGCGCCTGGCGGGGTGTCGCAGACGGTCCTGGGCGGTGACACGCTCATTGAGACAGACGAGACGTTGGACATCGCTATCACGTCCGTTACTGCCGCCCCGACATGGGTCTCGCTGCAAGTGAAGGTGGAGTACCAGTAATGCGCTGGGCACTATTACTTGCAGCGCTGCTGCTTGCACCTTTGCCTGCCTTTGGGTGGGTCTTTGGGAACGACGGTGGCGGTGCCTGGCAGCACCGTATCGAGATCACAGTTCCAGCAGCCAACGTTGATGCGAATCTGACAAATTTTCCCGTCTACGTTGACGCATCTGATCTTCCAGCAGACTTCCACGCGAACGTCAGGGCGGACGTTTGCGACGTGCGTTGGACAACCTCTGACGGTGTTACGGAGACCGCTGGCTACCCGCTGACCTACGACGCGGGGACCGACACTGGCGAGTTCTACTTCCTGGCGCCGTCGTTGAGTTCGTCCGTAGACAGCACGTTCTATGTCTACTATGGCAACCCGTCGGCGACTTGCTACCTGACAACGGATACGCACGGGCGGGAAGCCGTGTGGCCAGATTTTGAGTTTGTGTCGCACAGCGGCAGCTGGGTAAACATCCTGGGCGCCGACGGTACGGCTATTTCCATTGACGGAATTCCTTCTCCGTTACCAACGGTAGGGGACTCAACAGGTATTGCCGGCGCTGCGACTGGATACAATGTTGGCGGCAATGGCGGCCAAGGCTTTGAGATTGCTGACCCAGCGGTTCACCTTAATGGTTGGTACATCTCCAGCTTTGTGAACTATTCGTCTGTTGCCGGCGTAGATTTCATGTATCTGTGGCAGCATGGAGATAGTAGTACCACCGGGCAAGACTATTACCGTTCGTACGAATCAGAAGCTAGCGATGCAACTTACCCGCGATACCGTGGATTGATTAGGGACGGGAGCGACACTTTTGCGACTGTAGCCGCGCAGTGGGAAACTAACCGGGTCCCGCCGACCAGCACCTGGCAGCATTTCACGCAGTATGGCGCCGTTGGCGGCAATCGTGGAGCCCACCTTAACGGCACGGCTCTCGGAGCGCCGCTGTCGCTTCCCGCCGGGTTCAATCCAATTGAACAGCTAGTAGTGGCTGCTGGGGCGTCTTCTTTGTCAACCGGATATACCGCAGATCGCGACACATCAGGCGTATACGATGAGTTTCGTCTGCGCCTGACAGTTCCCGCCAACGTGGATGCATGGGCGGCCCTGGAGCACGACAATTACAC